ATCGTGCCGTATTTTTGGCCATCATGGAATCGATTCAGATCATCGATGGCAAGAAGAAAGATATTGGCCAAGGTGCAATTCCAGACATCCTTCAAAAGGCTCTTGGAATCAACTTTGACAATTCTGTGGGTCACGATTACATCGGTGACTTTGAGGATCGGTTCGACTTCTATCACAAGGTGGAAGATCGTACTCCATTCGATCTCGAGATGTTCAATGCCATTACCAAGAATGGAGTTCCACGTAAGACGTTGAATATCTGTCTTGCCGGCACGGGCGTGGGAAAGTCACTCTTCATGTGTCATGTGGCTTCTTCATATCTGACACAAGGTAAGAATGTGCTGTACATCACGCTAGAAATGTCAGAAGAACGCATTGCTGAACGCATCGATGCGAATCTAATGAATATCCCAATCGATCAACTTGCAAGCCTTCCAAAAGACTTGTATGAGAGCAAGATCAAGAAGATCGCTGCAAAGACTGTAGGATCTTTAATCATCAAAGAATATCCAACTGCATCTGCACATGCTGGTCACTTTCGCGCCCTTTTAAATGAGCTTAAGCTGAAGAAGGACTTTACTCCTGACGTCATCTTTATTGACTATCTTAATATCTGTGCCTCTTCTCGTATGAAAGGCGTGGGAGGTTCAATCAATACCTACTCATTCATTAAGGCCATTGCGGAAGAAATTCGTGGTCTTGCTGTAGAATTCAACGTTCCAATCTTTTCTGCGACTCAGACGACTCGTAGTGGATTCGGCAATAGCGATGTTGAACTGACTGACACCTCAGAATCCTTTGGTCTTCCTGCAACGGCAGATCTCATGTTTGCCCTCATCTCAACTGAAGAGCTTGAGAAGATGGGACAACTTATTGTCAAACAGTTAAAAAACCGGTATAACGATCCAACTAAGAATAAGCGTTTTATCATTGGAGTTGATCGTGCCAAGATGAAACTGTTTGATGTTGAAAACAAAGCTCAGACTTTAAGCAAAGAACCAACTGTCCGTAGTGGTACTCAGGAGAGGAACTTTAACGGATTCAAAATCGAATAATATTATGGAAACACAAACAGAATTCAAAGACATTGAACCCAGTTTCAATTTAATTAGCTTTAGCCCTCTTTCAGTGGGCACTCAGATTACCGATTCCGTTCTTGACTTTAACGTGGGAGGCAAAGAAATACTTAGAATTGAGCGAAATGGCAATGTAATTGCTCCCGATCTTGAATCGGCTTCCGAAGCTGGTAGGGTCTTCGTGCAAGCAATCAGAGAGCAACTTAATTTTAAATTGTAGGCATTTTGTTGTTTACATGAGGCAATAATCGTATAAGATAGGAACTACAATATGGGAATGTTCGATACAATTCAATGGGGCGACAATCTACCTTTCTCGAAAGAGATGAAGGAGTTTGGTCTCGATAAAAACAACTGGTCTTTTCAGACCAAGGACCTTGACTGCTGCTTGGCCAACTATGTTGTTCAAGACGGTAATTTCTTTCTACAAAAATACAAGAGCGAGAACTGGGTCGAGGGCGACACCAACTCCAAAAATTGGTTGGACCGTTTGGGTTCTCTCGAACGCACGGAACCATATCTTGAACTTCAAAAAATCACTGAAACTATTTACATGTATGACTATCGTCATGACGTGCTTGGTCTTTGGGATTGCACCATTGAATTCAAAGTTGTACTCATTGATGGTAAGGTTGATTCTACGGAACTTTTTGAGTTTAAAAAAGTGCCAAGTGCCGACAGAAAAGAGCAAGAACGCAAATGGCATGCAGACCGAGAATATGAGAATTCTCGTTGGTACAACCGCTTCATTTTCCACACATCGCCCTACCGCTGGGTTCGTCGTAAATTATCCACTATCCTTTACAAAACAGGTTCCTTTCTTCACACACTTTCATTTAAACTCCCATGAACGACTACGATAAAAAAACTAGCTCCCCTGCGTTTCGCCGTAAACTGAAAAAGTTTACCGAAGCAATTAAGTCACTTCGGAATCTGGATAAGATCCCTGGAAAGCCAAGGCAGCTTAAATCTTCTGCTACGCAGAAAGAAAAAGAAGCTCACGCCAAACTCCTTTCCATGATTCCGGATCGTGGAACCATCCGTTGGTTCTGTATTCCGTATGGTGCCGATTCAGATCGTCGCCAGTCTGCACCAAAGGTTGAAGAAGCTGCAACGACTGAGGCCACCGCCTAATATGAAAGAATTCGTCATAGCTCTTGCAATTGTTTTTGTAATTGGCCTTTTTATATTCTATCCAATTGCTGTCATTTGGTCGATGAATACGCTGTTTAAGTTTGCCATTCCATTCACACTAGAAACCTGGACAGCAACAGTAGTTTTGTCTAGTTTATTTGCCGCAAAAATTACCGTCAACAAAAAGTAATTTTACTGTTTACATTCACTCACAATTTGATAGGATAGTAGAATGAAGTTTATTTGCATATCGGACACCCATGGACTTCATCGGTCCATGGCCCATACTTTACCCGAGGCTGACGGCATTATCCATGCTGGCGATTTTTGTAATCGTGGATCCATGGAAGAATGTATGAGAGCGTTGGGTTGGTTTAATGCGCTTCCGTATAAGCATCGGATTATCATTGCTGGAAATCATGATCTCTTCATGGATCCTGATCATACAGATCAGCCAAGCTCCGAGTCAGCTATTAAAGCAATTCTTCCGGTGTCTGATGGATTCCATTATCTATGGAATTCTGGTTGTGAAATTGAAGGCATTAAGTTCTGGGGTTCTCCACAGCAACCAGAGTTCTTCAATTGGGCGTTTAACCTCCCACGCGGAACTCCGCTGCGACAACACTGGGAATTAATTCCTGAAGGAACTGATGTTCTTATTACTCATGGTCCAGCATATGGATTAGTGGATAAATGTCCAAATTTTGCAGATCCAAATGGACCCTGGGTATCGGTTGGAGATAATGATCTTGCAAAGAAGATTCGTCGGATTGAGCCAAAGGTTCACGTATGTGGACACGTACATTCCAGTTATGGCCACGCAATCCTTGGTGAGACCACGTACATTAATGCATCAATCTGCAATGAAGGATATTTTGCAATTAACAAACCAATTGCCTTTAACATCGATACTGCTACAAAAAATACAACTTTAATTCATTATGTTTAACGACAATCCCTACAAACACTGCGTCGTGGTGAGCACTCTCGACGAATACAAAGCAATGCCTCTTAAATCCAGAGAGCTGGTTGTGTGGTATTGGCCATTCCCTCTTTACATTAAACCCTACGCACTCCGCGCTGGAGCTGATCTTATAGGCGAGTGGACAAAATTTGATGAGTACGTTAAAAAGGAGTATCCAGTGCAATACTTCTTTCGTGATACCGTTGCTGGTTTCTTTCAGGACATTGAAACGAGTTGCAGAAGAATTAAATGGAAGATAAAACCTTACATTCAACGCGAGCGCAAGGAGATGCGTGATAAGGTCTTTACTCGACAGTACCGGGATCTTGATTCCATCATTGTGGAATTCTGTATGCAATGTGTCATCGAGTATGTCGACCGCGAGAAGTGCTTCGACAAAATTACATTCGAGTATTCGGAGACAGTTAAAACCTTTGCGGCTCAATTAAAAGAGTGTCATGTTTATGCCACCAAGGGTAGGCAAGAAATTCTAAAGGAAATAGAAAAAGCGTGGGAAGATGTTCCTCTTATGATGAATGATATTGCTCAAAATAAGATGGAAAAATATAATAAAGTCACTGAGCTGGAAACTAAGCTTGAAGAAGCCGATACTCAGGTATGCGAATGGGTGGTTAAAAACCGCAGACAGCTTTGGACATAATATGCTTGCCGACGACGATAACGAACAGGAAAAATTTGAACCAGACTACTCAAAGTACAAGACCGACGTTCAGGTAAATGAGTGTGTCTTAGAGTTTGCTCACGACATTATTCATTCTGCGCAACTTCAAAATAAAGAGATTAAGGTATCCATTGATTTTGATACTGCGATCAATTCTGATCAAACATTTATTGCTGCAAAGGCCAAAATCAATTCCGATCTGGGTACTATAATGGTATTCCCTAATTTTGGGAAAAAGAGCTCTAGCGCATACATCCTCAATAGGGGTATGATTAACCGTATGCGCAAGGAAGGTTTCTCGGAAGAGTTCATCCAACGTAACGGTGGCATTTACAGCGATCAGTTTAACTTTACTCAGAAAAACGTAAAAATGCTTGGGTACTATCTCACTCATAAAATCAATCATGATAACGAAAAAAGTTAAACTCATTAGTCACTCTAAGATGGCGGATGGTCTAAAACCCATTGGCATGGAAGATTTTTTCAATATGGATCTTCAGGATCTCATTGCTTTCTGTGCACGAGTTTCAAATCCGAAGAACCAGTTTAATACCGAGACTTCGGACAAACTGATTCGCTATCTTATTCGTAACAAGCATTGGTCTCCACTTGAGATGGTATCTGCCTGCGTAGAAGTTAATACGACGCGGGATATTGCGCGTCAGCTTCTTCGACACCGCTCATTCTCCTTTCAGGAGTTTAGTCAACGCTATGCGGATCCTGTGAAAGAGCTGGACTTTGTAACGCGCGAAGCACGGCTTCAGGATGATAAGAACCGCCAGAATTCCTTGGATACCGCTGATGACGCCACAAAATTGTGGTGGGAAAATAAACAGCAAGAGGTAATTGATTTAGTAACAACAACTTATAAAGCTGCATTGGAACGCGGTATTGCCAAGGAGCAGGCCCGCGCAATTCTCCCTGAGGGTAATACTGTCTCACGCCTTTATGTCTCTGGAACGTTGCGTAGCTTTATCCATTACATCGAGGTTCGTTCAGGCAATGGGACGCAGAAGGAACACATGGAATTGGCGCAGAATATGGCTCTTGCGCTTGCTCCAATCTTCCCGATGATCTCAGAATTTGCGGAAATCAAAACTTCCTAAGTTGTTGATGGTCAACGCTTGAGTTTTTTTAGATCATATATAGGTCATTTTGTTATTTACACCAAGCAGGAACTAAGTATTGTTATCAGTATCGATTGAGACGACTGACCAATATGGTTAGCCTTTCTCTTCAAATCAACAATAATAAAATACACCATGAAAGTTAATAACACCGCCTCGTCTAATACCACCGTCACCGCCAGTGCAACTGCCTCCACGACTCCTCGTCGTGGCGTCAAGAAGTCTGAAGCGGTTTCGCTCGTCAGCAAGTTCCAATTCCCAGCCAATCCTTTCACTCTGAAAGAGATTGTCACCGCGATTGGTGCTGACCACTGGTACATCTACGAGTACGTCAAGACCAACGGTAAGATCGTTGGCGATGCTCCTAAGGCGAAGGGTTCCCGCGGTCCTGCCGCGAAGCTCTATCAGCTGAGCAAGTAAACTACGACATAGGTCGTTTATTCATAGGTGGCTGGTTTCCTAAGTTATTGGGGACCAGCCACTTATTGTTTCTGAAAGTATTTTCGTCTCGTGTTGGTAATCAACGATTTAGGTAAATCGTAGTTATTTACTTTTCTAGGAATTAATGTAGGATTGTACCATAATGAATAACACACAAATTAATAAACTTACTTTGAAATGCACCGTGACCGGCGAGCTGGTTACCTATCGTGGTTGGGACTACATTTCGAAACGGATCGAAAAGGCTGGCTCGTTAGAGCTGCTTGAAAAGACCTTCAGGTCTAAAAAAGGCAAACGCGTAGGTTCTGCCAGTGCATCGACTGAGTTCGTAAAGGTGAAACAGACGAAGGAGCAATCGGTTGCTTCTTTCAACAAGCCAAAGGGTGAATCTAGCTCGGAGGTATCAACGACCAGCTACGAAGCCCGCCTCGTGGATGGAAAGTACATCCTATCCAAAAACGGTGAAGAATACGCTCAGATTGTCACTAAACCTTGAAGTATTTTTAGCCCCTATTGGTAATCAATCACTTAGGCAAATCGTAGTTATTTACTTTTACCCAGAATTTAGTACTATTATCTTATGAAATTAACAAAGAAGCTCCCAAACGGAAAATTCCAAGTCAACAAAGCTGCAGTCATTGCGAAGCTTCGCAAAACCCTCAAGGCTAAGCATGAGGCTCTTGCCCTTGGAGTTATCCAGGTCGGCGATCGTGAGACCGCTTCGGTCGTCTCCGAGATGACGAAGTACAACCTTGACCAGTTCATTAACACCAACGAAGAATAAAAACATGAAAATCAAACAAACTCATGGCTTTTATTCATCGCACCGGACTGGCATATTGTCCAATATCTCGGCCGATGAAGTCACTAAGATCCTTGGATTTCCTCCAGCTACATTTGCTGTAGGTGACGGAGACGGCAAGGTGATGTTTCAATGGCAATTTGAAGCCACTGTTCCTTCTGCCATTCCAATGGCAGGCGCCCGTGAGGTGCCATGTTCCATCTGGGACTATAAAAAAAGCCTTAAATTCAACCAACTAAGTGTCTGGATGCCACCCGAAGTCGGCACTCGCCTCTTCGGAACAAATTACACAAGCGAAACACAATACTAAAATGATTACCGCAACTGAAAATTATAGCTACATGGGTTGGACGTATCAACCCTACGAGGATTACGATACGGACTGCAGCAAAATCTGGCATGATTTTGTTCACGAAAACGGTACCATCGTCTCGTGTGACTTTTCGCCATATGAGATGATGGCTCCTGAGGATATTCGCCTCTGGATCAATCTGCGCATGCCCAACCGAATTAGTGCTGGTCCACTTGATTCGCACGATTTGTTTGGCCTTTGGCGTAAAGAACACGGAATCTAATGTTATGATCCACTTCCTATCAATTGTAACACTGAGCTTAATTGCATTTGCCTGTACGCTTGCAATTGCGACTCTTCTCTACTCAATATCAGTAATTGCATTTAAGTTTGTTCTCATGTGCTGGTTTCTGTGGTTACTCATCTCAGTCATCAATTATATGTCTGCAAAAAAATGAACAAAATCTATTCAATTCTATTTGATATATTTGCCGCTGGCCTATTCCTACTCTCAATGTGGCTTATGGGCAGGTCTGATGAAAAATGGGTGGGGCTGACTCTGTTTGGTTCCGCCATGGTCCTCCTCTACAAAGGTGACTCTCTATGGACCGCAAAGCCAGAACAAAAAAAGAAAACTAAATGAGACTCCTTCTCTGCATTCTATTCGTCATTGGCTCATTACGGGCAAATGACTGTGTACCGCTCACCTATCAGACTCTTTCGGGTCTTATGGGTGTGCAGGTATCGTATGCGGAATGGATGAAGAGACTGGTACCGGATAAGAATACGCCTCCAACCCTCTATGATTCTGTTCAGGTGTGGAATAAGCGGATGCCGAGCGATAAGCTTCAATGCATCTATGTGGTCGTAAAAGGACCCGAAGTATTTGACTGCAACATTCAGTATGGCATGCCTTATTTCTGGGTGGGTCTTGTTCCGGATGAATTAAAGGCAAAGGTACCCGGAGTAAATAAGGATACTGCGCATGCAGCGATTCTGATCATGGCCTCAGATGACGATTACATGATCCTGCATACAGTTTCTGTCGGCCAATTCTATCGAGAGAAAATAAACGCTAGGGAATTCTTTGATAGAACCTATGCGGTATTTCGCGTCAATTCAACTCAACCCATTAAATGGCAGCCTCTACCATAAACATGAACGAGATTATCGTATCGGGCGGATCAAAGCTCCAGAAAAAACTAGTGAATGAGGCGGCTCATTATTATTTAAAAGACCTCATCCCTGGACATAGTGTAATGATTTTAATCAAACTGCGAAAGGATCTATTTAAAAAAGAAAGCCTTAAAGCGGATTGTATCTGGGAAGATGACCGGAATAAGCCACGCGAATTCAATATCACTATTGATTCCAGTATGAAAATGCACGGCGTCCTACGAGCACTGGCTCATGAGTGCGTCCACGTCAAACAGTTTGTGAAACGCGAGATGTGTGATACTGGCAACTGCTACATCACAAAATGGAAGGGTCAATCATATCACACAAACAAGGGTAACTATTGGGAGCTACCCTGGGAGATTGAAGCTTATGGCAGAGAGACCGGTCTCTACGAAATGTTTGTGCACAATAAGCGGTATGGCAAGAAACAATGGTACCTCAGAGATCCGGACTATTAAGGTTGTAATTTTATTTTATTAGAACTTACATATTCGTAAGTCAAATAGCTGATGGGATCGGCACCAGAAGATGTTTTCATATTATGAGGATCTCGCCAAAGTTCTAAATTGCTTACATCAATTTGTAAACATTTGTATTTTGGGTTTTTATAATCCTCAAAACCCCTAACTTTACACAAATTATTGTATTTCTCAACAAAAAATGTTGCAACATAAGTTGTGCGTCCCGAACTACGGCCCAGACCTGTTCCTATTTTCCAATCACTAGAAGATGGTTTTAAACCTTCTTTTAGTATTCTTTCTATGTTTTCGGCTTTTGACCAGTGGAATAAAAATTTAGGCCTTTGGGTTACGACTTCGGTTACAAATCTAATTTCTATTTCATTTCCAATAGCGTATCTATCTAAAATGTTATAACCAATCATTCTCTGAGGTTTAAATGAACCATTATTAAGATCGCGAATGAGTTTAAGAATCTCTGTGTCTTGGGTTTTACCGGTGTCTGGCAATTTTACGGATACGGATGTATTTCCGATCATAATAAGATTAGGCGAAATTTTATATTTCGACAAGGATTTTATCATATAATCCGTATCATATTTCATTTAATTCCCATTCCTTTGCGGACATCATGGTACATGGCGTCCTTATGAGAAGCCGACATTTTTGAAGGTGCTCCTGCATGGAAGGCTTTCTTATTACCCTCGGCAGCATGAGCACGCATCTTGCTAGCTGAAATACCCGCAGTTCCTTCTGCATCAGGATCACGTTCTCCTGCTGAATGTACGGTAATTGATTTAAATTTGTAACCCTTATGGCCACTCGACGAAGGCACTCCGTTATACTTATGAAGTAAAGCGCGGGTGTCTTTTGCACGATCTGATCCCATTACAACATGCAAATGCTGAACGCCTTTGTCAGAAAGGTCTGCGGCATGGTGAAGGATCGTTGGCTTTTCTTTGCTCGATGAAATTATATTCGTTCCTGGAAACGCGTGTTTTGCATGCTTCACTTTTTGAGATGGACTCAATGGATTCTTCTTTGGATCGTGGCTATGAGATACGATCACAGTATGTCCAGCGTTGTGCTTTTTGGCCACATCGTGAACTTTATTCACCACGTTCTCATGTCCATTTGTAATCGGATTCATCCGCCCAAATGCAAGCACGTGATGTGAACCTTCTGAGGCTGCTGCTTCTTTTAGAAATTGTTTAAACGATTTCATGATTATTTTGCTCCGTGATATGCCTTAACGCTTCCATCATGGTGAACGTGCCATGCGTGAATCTTTGTATTCGGATGCTTTGCGCCGAGAGCTAAAGAGTGATCTAAATTCTCAGTGCTATCGTCATACACGTGGACGTTTTTAAACTTGTGAGTAGTAATCTGATGGTCAATCACCCGGGCTTTCTTTTGAGCAACACTACCAGGAGTCTTGTCATTGCCAGCGCGGTGTACGTGAATGTCGTGCATGGGAAGACCATGCTTTTTAAATTTAGCGAGATATGTTTCTTTATCATTCATATCGCTTCTCGCCGTATTAATGATAATTTTATGATGTGGCGAATTCTTAATGTTACTGTGAATTGCTTTCACCTTTGCCAGCATCTTATGGATTGGATGTGACTCATCGTGGAACTTCTTAGAATCTTCAAACTCGCTAAAATTGTAGTGGTGACCCGGAGACAATTTATGCGTGTTGTACTCCGAATTACTCAATGATGCAACGTGCTTCTTTCCGTGCATCACGTGAACCTTCGCATTTGTCTTGAATAGCGTTTCATCTACGTCAAATGAATGCAGAGTGCCATGCTCAGCCGCCTCAGCTAAAAACTCCAGGAACGACTTCACGGTTTTTTAGCAGCCCAAGGTTTAACCTTTAATAGATTCGCCTTTGCAAATTCTGAACGATTCACCAATTTAGTTGGTTCCGTATGTCCAGCGTGCGTATGGTTAATGACGAATCCTTCTGGTTTTGACTTTATGCCGTTGATATGATGGTCCAGACCACCTTCATGCTTTTCTAGGTTTCTAACCAAAGTGTTCTTTGCTGCGGCAAGATGTCCGTGCATTGCTAATAGATTGTTATAATGTCCAGCATGCTTTTGAATATGGCTAGCGTGTTCTGCACCAGTTGCCTTTGCTTTTTCAATTCCGCCTGGACTTTTTAATTTGCTAGCGATCTTTTCATGATGCGCGACCATATGAGACTTAAATCCAGAAGCATTTGGAGTTTGATCGTGGCGAACCGTATGATTAATATATGTGGCAAGATGGCCGCTTTCACCCTGATGGCGTTGGGTTGCTGCATACATCTTTGGTCCATGTTTGTCATGGATCGCCTTTGCGGCTGACATGTGTTTGTGGAAAGCATCTTGATCATGCTTAGGATAATCGATCTTGCTCGTATCGTGTTCTGCCGTCTTCATATGAACGTCAGGATGCTGAGTAAAATTGTGAGTGTCTGGATGTGCACTGACTGACATATGTTCAAATCCTGGTTTTGTAGGATTCGGATGATATTGTTGATGCACCACAACTCCGATATGAGAACGTTTTACTTTCTTCTCTTCGTCTCCATGGGCCGTGTAGGTAATGGTATTCGGAGTAAAAGAAACTGCCTCATGCAGCTTATGATCCTCACGCGAGTGCATGACGTCCCCCTGATATACTCCGTGCTTCGGAGTGATTTTCGGGAGATGCTTTAAAACTGTCTTTAATTTGCTTGCAAGACCCGGAGCGTGACCATAGTGTTTGTCCACATCTGCCGGAGTGTGAGCTAACTTTGGATCTTTATTGAAAGCAGACTTTGTTGCAACGAAAAACTTCTTGGTTACAGGATGATGGCCGAAAACAATTGAT